CTTACTTTTTGGGGTGCGGGTGCGGCGTGTATTTGTCGTCCTGCGCCTGCTGCACGGCGGATGCAATCATGAAGAACAGCCGGGCACCGTTCAGCAGAACGATCTCCAGCAGCGCAAGGATCATCAGAGTGATAAGAACTGTAGTAACCATAGTGTACCTCCTGAAAAATGGGCAAAAGAAAACCACCGTCCGGGTGGATGGTGGTTAAGGTTATTCGATGCCGGGCGGGAGCTTGCCAATCCCTTTCAAAGCTTCATATGCAGCACGGGAAGCAAGCTGTTCTGGCGGGGCAGGGCTGTCCAGCATGTCGCACATTTCATCATACTTGTGGTCGATCGGATGTTCAAGAAGCCACCTCTGCATTTTTGCAATGCGTTCCGGTGTAAGCCAGTTACTCATAGTATTTCACTCCATTTTCCTGAAGGTCTCCGATAGCCTGTCGGATCAGCTTCTCTGCCTGTTCAAGAAGCTTTTCGTCTGACAGTTCCGCGCGAGGGATATTTTTCAGCCGGTTTATTTCGGCATTCAGGCCCCAAACAATGCCGTTTGCAGCGGCAGCATCATAATTGATACTTTTCTCAACAGCATAGATATGACCATTGTGACCGATGGCCGTCATGAGCTTCAAATTTTTGTTTCTTGTGAAACTCGACAAATCACCGTGCGAGAAAATACCGCAGGCAGGGTGTGTGTGGATAACAACATACGGGGTATCAAAGTTGGGCAGCTGAACAGAACTTCCCTCGGCGCTTCCCGTGATGTCCTTCGTCAGCGGCTTCATCTTGATATCGAACACCCTGCCCACTTCAACATTTTCCGGCTGCTTTGAAGCGACCATGAGAAGTCGCTTGTGGGCGTTTTTCAGCTGTTGCTGCCCGGCGGCATCCAGTGTGTCACAGCTGAACGCCTTAACATTTGCAATTGACTGCATTGTAACAGGTTTCGCCTTTGTGTTCAAGCTGCTGTATGTAGAGGATGCCTTCCGCACCTGTGCGCTTGCTCTGCTGGCTTCGCTCCTGCCGAACTTCGGCACGCTGGTGCGGGCGCTGTCTACTCTGCCACCGGTGGCCTGCGTAAAGTCTTTCAGGCTCTGGCGGGCGGCTCTCAGGCGCACAGCGCTGTCGGTGGGGTCTAGCCCGGCAGCATCCTCGGCCAGATACCGCTTTTTCCAACGGCGGACGTTCCGCTCCCGGGCACGCTGCATCTGTGATATCTCGTAAGCGGTGTACTTTTTGCCGTTCCACTCGATGTTCCGGGCGTTCAGCTCCCGCAGCTGCTCCTGCGTCCATTGGGGCGGGTCGCCAAGTTCTGGGAACACCGCGAAAAAGGTGTGGCGGCAGTTCCAGCCGCAAAGGCCTGCGCCGGTGCCGTAGCCAGTTGCGGCTTCAAAATCCGGGTAGTGCCTGCCCTTGTAGTCCACCGCGCCGCCCCGGTGGAAGCGCCTGCCCTGCCATTCTGCATGAGAAGGACGGGCACCGCCGTGGGCGGTCGTCTCCACAAATTCGCAGCCCATCTCGTCCATGCGGGCCACCTGCAGCTTGCCAGTCGTCTGGTTTACACCGGTGAGCACGGCACGGCGGGCGGCCACCTCGATGCTGTCCTTGTGGCCGCTGGGA